TACTAGACTTAAAGGTCGCAGAATCGGCTCAGGACAGTGTTATGCTTTGTCTGGTTGGTACGCTAAGAAGTTAGACGGCGCTTGGATTGACAGCTCGGTTGGTGGTATTAGAGGTCGTATCGGAGGCGGTATGGCTGCTGCCTTAATCGGCACTGATTATAACTGGGGTGCTTATGGTTGGAAGCTAGACAGGTCGCCTAATGCTGGCAACTTGCAAGCTGGCGGTATCTATAATGTTAAAGCAAATTTTGGTGCTCCATTTTATACAACACAATGGGGGCACACAGGGATTATCAAGAGTGTGTCTAAAACAAGAGTCACTGTCTTAGAGCAGAATTACGCTGGACGCATGTATGTCATGGAAAACTCGTATGAGATTAACGCTTTTGCTAGAGGATTGCAGACAGTATGTTACCCTCGTGAAATAGCGCAAGGTATGTCTGTCAATGGTGCAACTACTCAGCAAGTTACTGGTGGAACACAGATATCGTACGAAGAAGTTGTACAAGAGGCGCAAACAGAAACATATGAAGAAGAACAAATCATCTATATTGACAACTCTATCTACAAAGAGTGGAAAGATGAAAACGGTAAAGTAGAGTACTATCTCAAAAATGGATTTTTGTACGCACCACTTTCAAGAGACCGCTATCCATCTGTTTTAACCGGTAATGAGACACGAGACAACTGGATACGAAAAGACATGGAAGTCGAGACTGATAGTCAAGAAGTCTTGATGTCAACAGGTCTAAAAGACTTAAAAGCACACGCATATCCAGCAATTACATACGAAGTTGATGGCTATGTTGACTTAGAACTTGGTGATGTTGTGCGGATACAGGACGACGGATACGAGCCACCGCTAATTCTCACAGCGAGGGTTATTGAGCAAGAAATATCAATAACAAATCCCAGCTCTAACAAAACTAAATTCAGCAATTTTGTCGAAAAAGAAAGTCAGTTAGCTTCCGACTTAATTAGTGATATGTTGCGTCTATACGATGAGTCAATTCCATACGATATACAACTAGCGACTTCAAACGGAGTTGCTTTTAAAAATGGGGTTGGTGAGTCTGTATTAACGCCTAACCTGCAAAAAAATGGGAAAGATTACGATGCTATTTATTTTTATAAAAATGGCGACTCACTGATTGAGATAGGTCCTTCGCTAACAGTTAAAGCAAGTGACTTTAACCATGTTTTAAACATAACAGTCGAAGCTTATGTTAACGAGGAACTTGTAGCAAGTACGCAAATATCCTTTACAGATACTGAGGATGGAGAAAAAGGCGATGATGGTGCTACATCATGGACAGCGTGGGCCAATTCGAAAGATGGAAAAGTTGACTTTAGTATTACTGAAGCTAAAAATAGAAGATTTATCGGTACTTATACTGGATTAACGCAATCAACAAATTATCTTGACTACAAGTGGATTGATATGTCTGCTAATGTTGTCATTGGTACTCAAAATTTACTTGATGGTACAAAATCATTTTCTGGAAGTTGGTTTACCGAAGGTACAATATTTGAGACTACAAAAATCAGCGAATATCCATTTGAATTTAAGAAATGGAAGTCTGGAAATAAGGTTAGTCACACTATCGAGTTTGATGTTAAAGCTGGTGTAACATACACTTTTACAGCTGCTATAGCAAGAGAAAATGCTGGAAGATTGTACTTCTATTTGTATGACTTGTTTGCAAACCATATCACAAGTAACACACCTCGTGAGACGATAATTGAAAATGTCACTACAGATATCCAGATGTTTAAAGTTACATTTGTACCGCTCAGAGACGGTAAAATAAAACCACGCTTTGCCATGCTTGCCAGTGATGCAGGTTGGTTTATGACTGGTGGATATATGCTTGTCAAAGGTAATAAATCTGGAGATTGGCAAGAGTCAGAAGCTGATAAAGCAAGTAATCTTGATTCAAAAGCTGATCAAGAATTAACCCGAGCACAAATTCTAGCTCTTGAAGAAAGAACTGCTATAGCAAGAGAAAATGCAATTGCTGAGGCTATGCAGCATACACTCAGCGAAGTTGAAACTAAGTGGAAGCTTTGGTATGACTTAAATACGATAGACGAAAAGCAAAAAGTTGCAAACGACATTGCTCAATTGTTTGATCGTACAACTGAGTTTAAACAACTTTTAGGTGAGGCAAGTGCAAAATTTAGCTTTATCAACAACGAGACATTGATTGGTGAAGAGGGGATTGCCATTGGTGACAAAGATGGCAAAGCTAAGTTATTCCTATCAAATGACAGCATCTCCTTTGTTACTAATGGTGTTGCTCAAATGACACTAACAGGTGATACCTTAACGATAAAGAATGGTCTGTTTACAGAGCGTATACAGATTGGAAATTTTGTTGAAGAAGTCTATGACAGAAATCCATTATTTAATGTAATCAGAGCGATTAGGAATAGTTAGGAGGTGAGAAATGGGAACATCAACATTTAGTGGAACTTGGGGTAACAATCTAACATTAGATGTACGAACAAGCTATACACAAAATTTAGTTGGTAATTACAGTACGGTCACAGTTAAAGTCTACGAAAAAATTAGCTCCTATGGTTATATTGACTACCCTGGCGAACGTACAATGACAATAGTTGTTGATGGCAAATCTTATAATGAGAGTGTCAACGTAGACATTAATTATGGTCAGACAAAAGAATTAGGTACATATAGCTACCGTATAAATCATAACTCTTATGGATCAAAACCAAAATTTAATGTTACGGTAACGCTGCCTATCAATTTTAGCAACTATGGGTCGGCATCAGTAACAAATTCAGTTAGCTTACCAACAATAAAGCGTGCTAGTACAGCGACAATAGCAAGCGGAAATATTGGTAGTGCAGTTGCTATTACTATCAAAAGACAATCAGATACTTTTAGACACACATTGAAATTTGATTTTAAAGGTCTAACAGGCACGATTGCATCTTTAGTTGACACATCTTACTCATGGACGTTGCCTGCATCACTGTCTGTCTTGATACCAAATGACCGAAGTGGTACAGGAACTTTGATTGTAGAAACATTTACAAGTGATAGTCAAAAAATCGGTGAGAACAAGTATACCTTTACTGCAACAGTGCCAGACATTGCTGCATATAAGCCAATATTGGCAAGTATTAGTTTATCTGATGCTAACACTCTGACAGGTAGTTTGATAACTGGCAATAACTATGTCAGGAACATGAGTAAATTAAAGGTGTCTTTTGGTAACTCGGCAGGTGCTAATGGTTCAACTATTAGCTCATATAATGCTGAAATTGTTGAAAAAGGCAAAGCTATTTTTGGAAATGGTAGTGTTTTTGATATGTTGGATTTTGTTGGAACAGCAACAATCAGAGCTACGGTAACTGATAGCAGAGGTCTAACATCAGAACCAGTTGACACAAAAATTAATGTTATTGATTATTTTTTACCAATTGTTACAAGTGCAAAAGTAGTCAGGTCTCAGCAAAATCCTGATATTTTACAAGTCTTGCCATTTGTTAAGATTGCACCAATTATAGTTGGTGGAATACAAAAAAACCAACTCAAAATGTCGGTATCTGTTGCACCATACAATACTGGTATCTATGCAGTTGATAGTGGCGCAGCTACAAATACCTGGTCAACAATTTCCCAAATGTCAGGTGCCCCTTTAAATCTTGGCGGCACTTATGACAAGTCAAAATCATGGCTTGTTAAGATTTCGGTGAGTGATAACCTAATGTCAGCAACACCAATAATCCAACCAGTTGCAAGTGAGTTTGTACTTGTAACTAAAGCACCTTCTGGTGTTGCATTTGGGAAAATTTGGGAACATGGTATTATTGATGCCAAAGGCGATGTTTATGTTGATGGTAATATTTATTGTGGCGATAAGCCAATCCAACAAAAACAACTCGCTCTTAACAACGGCGGTTCTTTTAGACATGACGACACTGACCTAAATAGCTTGCAAGACACAGGTTTTTATTGTGTATTTAGAGGTGCTAATAGACCAAGTGGTGCTGGACCGGGCTATTTAACAGTTGTAAGACACGAGACAGCCAATTACGCTTATCAACAATTTTATGACCGCACGAACAAAACCATTTTTACAAGAGTTTTGGAAAATGGGTCATGGAGCGGTTGGAGTGAGTACGCTAAAAAAGATAGCTTACCGCAATCCGCACCAGCGGTAGAAGATACTGGTTGGCAATACATCGGCAACGGTTTTAATTACAGGAAAATTGGTAGCATGGTCACTATTAAATATGACTTTGCAACAAATGGAATAAACCAGTTTACGGTCGGTTCCATGCCAACGAATTTAATTCCAAACGAAATGATGTTTGCGGTTACTGCGTGGACTGTGCAATTAAATGTATTAAATGTACAAGTTAGTGCAGATGGTCGTATTTTATGGTTCAACCCATCAAAATGGGCGGTTAATGTTAAAGGACAAATCAATTGGATAATATAAAAGGAGGAGTTATGCTAGATTTTTTGAATAGGTATCCAGTTTTACTGGAAGACAAGAGTGTAAAAGAGACTAAAGCGATTTTATCTTTTACATCTAGTACAATCAAAGCAAATTTTGAAGTGACGCTACCAGCGGAAGAAAACGACAAGAAGTTTGCTGAAACTTTAAAAACGTGTGAAAAGCTTATCTTTGAGCAACTTTACAAAGACAAAGCAGAAGCAGAACAATTTGAAAAAATTAATGACGCAATTGCTAAGTCAAAGGCGCAATCAGATAAAGCGGAAAATATGATTAAACTGATGTCAGCAACTGTTAACGATTTGATTAAGACAATGGCTGACGGAGGAAAATTAAATGATACAACGCTTAACAACGTTAGCGAAAATAGCAGTACACATATTTAAAAACAAAAAAGGAGAAAAAACAATGATGATTAATTACTTTGCAATGCAGATTGAACTTGGGTGGATTACTATTGATGATGTTCCTGCGTTTTGCCGTGAGCGAGTACGCAAACTAATCGAAGTTTCAACGGTTGGTACAGAAGAAAAATGAGGCAATGAATGAACATTGACATACTACAAATTGGCGCAGCAAGCGGGGCGATTTTATCGGTAGTTGGATTGTGGGCGTTTGTTGTTAATCCGTTTAAAACAGCGATGCAAAAAAACGAAGATACAATGAGCGCCCTTAAAGACACAATAAAAGAACTGGCTTACGAACTAAAAGACTCACAGCGTGACAGGGAAAAGATACATAAAATCTTGGATATCCACGAGCAACGACTCGGAAAAACAGAAGACGACATCATTGTCAACAAGGAACAAATAAAAACATTATTTAATAGGAGAAATAAATATGATTAATTTAAAATTACGACTACAAAACAAAGTAACTTTGATGGCTATTTTAGGAGCTATATTTTTGCTAGCGCAGCAATTAGGTATTAAATTACCGTCAAATATTGCGGATATTGCAAACACAGCAGTAACGCTTTTGGTATTACTTGGAGTTGTTACAGACCCAACAACCGAAGGTCTTTCAGACAGTGAGCAAGCATTGACTTACCACGAGCCAAAAAAATAGGAGGGGACATGCGTGCAATCACTAAAATAGCAATGGTACTAGCAATAGCAATACTGTACATACCGCTTGCAGTGGTTGCTTTTTTTAGTTATCCGATTTATTTACTTTTTGGAAAGGAGGAGTAAATGGCAACTTATCAAGAATATAAAAGCAGGTCAAATGGTAACGCTTATGATATTGATGGGTCTTTCGGTGCACAATGTTGGGATGGCTACGCAGATTACTGTAAGTATCTAGGACTGCCATACGCAAACTGTACAAATACAGGATACGCAAGGGATATATGGGAGCAACGTCACGAAAATGGTATCTTAAACTATTTTGATGAAGTGGAAGTTATGCAAGCTGGTGATGTTGCTATTTTTATGGTTGTTGACGGTGTAACGCCTTACAGTCATGTAGCAATTTTTGACAGCGATGCAGGAGGCGGATATGGCTGGTTTTTGGGGCAAAATCAAGGGGGTGCTAACGGTGCATACAATCTTGTAAAAATCCCATATTCAGCAACTTATCCAACAGCCTTTAGACCAAAAAGCTTTAAAAACGCTGTTACTGTAACTGATAATACCGGTTTAAATAAAGGTGATTACTTTATCGATGTATCGGCTTATCAACAAGCAGATTTAACAACGACTTGTCAGCAGGCGGGCACTACAAAAACGATTATCAAGGTATCCGAGTCAATTGCTTGGCTGTCTGACAGACATCAACAACAAGCAAACACAAGCGACCCAATTGGCTATTACCACTTTGGACGTTTTGGCGGTGATAGTGCTTTAGCGCAACGGGAAGCAGACTTATTTTTGTCTAACTTACCAAGCAAAAAAGTATCATACTTAGTCATTGACTATGAAGATTCCGCAAGCGCAGACAAGCAAGCTAACACAAATGCAGTTATTGCATTTATGGATAAAATCGCTAGCGCTGGATATAAGCCTATTTATTACAGCTATAAACCATTTACGCTTAATAATATTGATTATCAGAAAATTATCGCTAAGTACCCTAATAGCATTTGGATAGCTGGTTATCCAGACTACGAAGTACGAACAGAGCCGCTGTGGGAGTTCTTCCCTTCAATGGATGGTGTTCGCTGGTGGCAGTTTACAAGTGTAGGAGTAGCAGGTGGTTTAGATAAAAATATTGTGTTGTTAGCAGATGATAGTAGCAAAATGGATATACCTAAGGTTGATAAGCCACAAGAACTTACTTTTTATCAAAAACTAGCTACTAACACTAAATTAGACAACTCAAATGTACCTTATTACGAAGCAACTCTTAGCACAGACTATTATGTAGAGTCTAAGCC